CCGTATCCCGCCCTTGTGCCGCATCAGCAACCATCCCTATCGGGGTATAACGAAACGCCTGACCCAAATCATCCATAAAACTTCCACCAAACGCTTTCGCCTCTCCCTCCATACGATACTCCTTTTCCGCCTGTGAAAGTGCTCGGGGATGGTTCGCCGCACCCCTCATAACATCGTTGTATTGAGTATCAATTCCGCTGTCGCTTCCATACCCCCTACCTACAAAATTGGCGGGAGCGTGTCTCGCCGCCCTTTCCATTATCGCATCATTAATCGAAGCAATCCGTCGGTTATATGCCGTATCCATTTTCCGTTTATAAATTAGTATAACAATTGTTTTTATGTCTTATACTAATTTTATCGCTATTTCGTAATTATCTCTCGACATTTAGCATCGGGAAGCAAGTTTCATACGACCACCAATACCATCACGACCACCAATACCATCCTGACCTTTACCGAGTGCCCCCTTTGCCGCGGAAACTGCGTCCAGAATTGCCTCCTGTGCCTTCGGGGCGACATCAGCAACCGAAGTGACGGCGGAACTCTCAACACCACCAACCAAACGCAAATGACGCTCACTCACGGGTTTCATCTCACTCGCGGCGAGAACATCACTCTTCGTGAGGATACCCGTGTAAGTAGAACTGACACCCTGCGATGTGATAAACAAACCACTATTCACGCACATCAAAACCAGTTCGACAGGTTGGGCAGCAAGAGTGTAATTCTGTATCGTAACGTTGAACTGTAAATTGAAACTACCCAGCGACCCTGCCGCGTAAAACTCCTCTACAATAGGGATATCCTGTCCAAAACGCAAAGCAAGAATAGACCCCGAAGTAAGGACTTGTTGAAGACGAGTATCATAAAGACCACCAACGGGAGGCAGGTATTTATTAGCATACCCTCGAAACTCCTGCCAAGTCTGGTTCGTGGTTTTCGCAGACATACGATACAAAGTATCCTGTGTAGCGTTCGCCAACAGACCTGACTGGTTGTTCCAGTTAATAGAAATACCAGTAATGGGGTAGAAACAATCCGCATCACGGTTCGTCTGCTGGGACATCGGTTTTCTCGCACAAATCACCAACATATCGGGGACTTGATTTAACTGAATGTTGTTGCTTGAAAAAGGGAGTGTAGTGGGAACTAACTCATTCGTAGCACTCACCGCGGCAGCACCGATGTTCGTATTAAAGGTAGTCAAATAACGCGGGAAATCAACATAATCCACCACATTTTTCGAGGGCAAAATCTGGGAAGGATGGGGAGTGAGCATCTGGAAAATTAGTCGAGCACCCGTCACATTAACAATCGAAACGGAATAGTTAGCAATCGCCGCCTCACTCGCACCGCAACGCCACAAACGGGATGCCTGTGCGGATATGTTGAAAATGAAGTTCAAGTTGCTCACACCGTAGAGTGCCATCTGGTTTGCCGAGAGATTGGCGAAGTGAAAGGGAGACAAAAACAGGGGTTCGAGAGAAGTGAAACGAAGACGCACAACACGAAGAGTTCCATCACCGATAGTCTGTTGGTTTTTCAAGTTAGCACCAATAACAGGTTGGGTCTGCTCCAAACTGTCGATACTGTAAGTGCCACGAGACACAAGAGAGTTATCGGCGGTCTGTGCCCAAGAACCGTTGCTGTTGTTGTTTGCCCCCAACTGGTCTTCATAACTACGGTAAGTATCAGGAGCAAGAGGAGCAATACCGTTCCAACGAGAAAGAGCACGGTCATCACCATACATACGAAGCAACTGGGGCAAAACATCACGAATATTCACCGAAACGCTGTTGTTATTCACCTGAACTTGAAGGGTAGTGGCGGACATATGAAGGGGAAGGGGAGCAAGAGCATCACGATTACCCAAATCAACCAAAAACTCACCAGCGGCGGGAGTGCCTCTAATTTCAAGTTCATAAGTAGATTGCCAAACAATATTTCGGTCGAGAAGCGTAACTTCACTCGGGGTCTGGATAGAAAAAGTCTGCGAAGAAGCACTTGCCGAAGTAGCAGGATAAATCTGGGTGGTAACATTCTGCCCTGATTTTACAACACCAAAGGGGAGACTGTCTGTCACCCTCATACGAGCATCCTCCACGAGCACTTTGCGAAAATCTGCTGAACTCATTTTAATCGGTTTTATGAATAATAGTATAACTTTGTTTTTATATATAATTTCAGTTGTAATATTATTCGCCGAGAGATTTAATCAATTGTTGCGTTATAGAAGTCCTTCCTTCTAAACAAGATTTTAATGGACGCCGCACACCCCGCCGCCAGATTGAACCTATGTAATCCACTATATTTGTCCTTCCAAAACACCGAAACCTCCACCGCATTCACAGGGGTCGTTCCACGCAAATCCAACATACGATACTCCGCTGTCGGGGTATATGTAATCCTCGTCTGCGAACTCGTGCCTGTCGCACCCTGTAATTCAAAATCAGTCAAAACTGGTGCTGTCACGTTGTTATTGCCCGATGAACGCAAATTGCTACTCGTCACACCATCATAAAAATTGAAAATCGCTGGTTTTGATAATAGGGTGTTTTGAACTGGAAGAAGTGATGTCGAAAACACGAGTGAGGATATGGGCGAAAATAAAATCGTTGTTGAATGCTCTTGTGGAAGTAAAATCTGCGGTATTGCCGATACGGTTGATGCGACTGGTGTAAGAGGATAAGACGGTCTGCTACCTCCATTCGTATTTTGAAACTGGTTGTTATACACCACCAACATATCCTCTGTTCCTGTCGTTAATTGAAACTGGTCGTTGCCTTGAAACACCGTTGGAAACGAGTTCAGCAGATTTGATAGGGGGGTATTCATATACAACTTAATCACACGCCCAGTAAAACCAGCGGTAAGTGCGAGGTTCTGGTCATATGTATCGTAATTGTAAGGGGGTGCGTTCCCTGCTAATGCTGGGGGACAAAGCGGAAAACTCAACGAAAATAACTCGCCATTCGGGTCATAAAACATCTGCGGACAATAGTTCTGTGAGATGTTCGCTGGTGTTCCTGCGGTAGTGCCTAACGCCGACTTACCCGCCGCTACTAACTGGGCGTTGAAATTATCAAACGCCGCCTTCAAAGCATTATTCGCATATTGAAGCACCAGCGAAAACTCATTTACATAGTAATATTCCGTAGTTAAATCCTGAAATGTCAAAGCACCAGAAGGAGGGTCGATTGTAAGGTCATCTGGTATATAAATCCAGTTCTCTTGTGCCGCCAAATAATCCGTCACGGGTGCGACACCCGAGTAGTCCGTCACACTCATACCCCACGCATAAATCAATTTATTCGGGTTCGATTGTCCAAGTAATACTTGCGGAATAAAAATAGGAAGGGTAGGGGTCTCGATACTGAAACGCACAACCGACAACAGGTAATCCTCTGGATACTTAATGATAGGGTTCTGTCTAATCTCGTTGAAGGTCAGGGGTGGGGCAGTCGTCCCCACTAATGTCGGGTTATAATCACTCACAACATTAATGTCGTAGTATAAATTATAGGGGTCGGCAGAAGTCAAATTACCTCTTGTTGTCATTTTTACTCGTTTATATTCCTAATTGTCCTTTTGTTTTTATTATTAATTTCATTCACGATTGTTCTTAATTTCATTTACGCGTGTCTGCGGTAGAGGTTCGCGGAAAACTTCGGGTCGCGACGCATCTCCTCCGCGATGCCCCGCTGATACACTTCACTCTTCCCTGTAAAGTCAGCGACCACCTTAAACTCCTTACCTCCGTATTCGTAAAACTCCGTGTCGTCATCACGCAACCACCCCATCGAACCAAACACAATCTCACCTCCGTTGCGGTTCTGTTCCATAACAGCGTTGAAGAAGCACATTCCAAAGTAGGGGCGGTCTTCAAAAATCCGCCGAAACTCGGTTGCGTAGTTGTCTCCAAACACATTCTTCGCCTTCTTGATGTGCGACGCAATCATTATTTTCTGCGTCATAGCAGGGGCGGGAAGGTGGCAGGAAACATCTTGAAGTCGGTTTTGTCTTTGTATGTCTCTGTGGTCTGGAAACTTCGGGTCAATCACGCGTCCATCTCGCACCACCCAGAAGTGTCCCATCATCACTTCGGGTAAGTCCATCGCCATAATGTCGTAGTAGTCGCGTCTGTTCTCTGTTGTAAATCCGCTCATCGTTGTCTGTTGTCTGTATGTCTGGCACATATGAGTAAAAGGATTTCAATTTTTTTTGGACGCACCGCCACCACCACCACCCACCACTACCCCCCCCCACCGACCGCTCTGGATGAGGGTATGTCTGGATGAGGGGTCATCCAAGCGGGGGTCATTCAGGGACGGTCAAATAGATAGTCCGCTCTGGATGAGGGTAGGTCTGGATGAGGGGTCATCCAAGAG